ACAATCTGCCACTGCCTGTGGGTAAGTTGCGGGTATCTGCTTTGAGCTAGCATACACCCAAGTATAAAATCTTTTTCAGCGTCCGTCAAAGCGTGTTTATCGAAAAAATCCTTTAAAGGCTTTCTTATTCTTCTTGTTTTAGAAGTCAATATCTTTACCCTTATTTTCCCAAGTTTTGTAACGAGTAGGTTCAGATCCTGGATGATCCTTAGTCTCACTAGGAATATCATAAATAAAAGGATCAAGTTCCATCAATTGTTTTTTCTTTTTTTGAAATTCTCTCTCGAACTTCCAATCCTCATACTTATTGAGTAGCCAACTTATCATATTGTAGTCTCCTATTTTTTAATAGTGGTAAAAAGGGTACAGCATCTTGTTCAAAAATAATAGGATCTGCACCATCAATGGTCATAACAATTGCTATGTTTCTTATTCCTGTTCCGTACATCTCATTGTGTGCTACAGCGTAGGCACAGCCTTGAATATAGTAATCTGTAATTTGTTTAGTAGACTTTTTCTTTTTAGATGTTTTAAAGTCAATAATAGTAGGTTTGCCTTTCCAAATGCCTACCATATCACAACGACCAGCATAGCAATATTTATTAGACCAAAGTACTTGTTCTTGTCCCCAAATCTCTTCAATACCTCGCTCAGTTGCTCTAATTAAGTCACGACTCATCTGTCTGACGTCTAATCTCTCTTGACTTAATTCTTGCCATACGTCTTCCCCGTTGAAATGCTTTTCTGCATATTCGTGAACTAAAGTGCCTCGATCTGTAGCTTCTTTGGAAACTCGTCGAGCTTCTTCTTCTCCTACTCTCTCTATCCATTTTTGCAACCAAGTATTATCTGAAGTTTTTCCAAGTATAGTAGTGATTGACGGATATGATCCGTCAGGTGTGTGGTAAGTACGTCCCGTGGGTAGTGTATCAGTATCTACCTCAGTCGTATAACTGTACTTCCCTTTTAAAATCGTCCACGGTGTTGACAATGGGTTTTCCTTTCGCATTCAAGCTAGTATTAATTAAAATGGGATACCCATATTGTCTAGTTTTTTCTAATACTTTCCAAAGATACGCATTAGAAGAGCCAGTAATAGTTTGAAGACGGGCAGTATTATCATGAGTTTTAAAGTTACCATTAATAATGTCAGCAACAAATAACATTTCTTTAGAATGTTGATAAACTTTAAAATAATTATCAGCTTCTTCAATCTGACAAACAGGTGCATAAGGTCTCCAAGAATCAGTATCTCTCATTTTTATACGATTTAATTTTTTAATATTATCATCAGTAGGAGCACATAGCAAAGATCTATTTCCAAGAGCTCGCGGTCCGAATTCTGCACGTCCTTGTATTACAGGAACAATTTCACCCTTAATAATTCGATCAGCACATTCATCAGCTGTAATATCATTATTTGCTGACACTCCTAAGTACGCATTTTCCCATAGTGGGCGAGTAATTAAAGCAGCAGCTCCTAGAGCACATCCAGCATCACCTGCAGCTGGTTGAATAGCAATATTATTAAAGCCTGAATGTTTTAAAAGATAAGTATTAGCAACACAGTTTAAAGCAACACCTCCAGCATATGCTAGATTAGTTAGTCCTGTTTCTTTTTGAAGCCATGTTGTAAGAGAAAGTAGTATATTTTGAGTAACTTGTTGTACAGAAGCTGCGATATCCCAATCTAGAGTACCAGTACCTACTCCGCGTTCTAGGTTATGTAAAAAAGTATAGTCACCGTCTGCATTATAATCTACTATTTTTTGATTTATCCAAGACGCCCATTTAGGTCTTCCATAAGCAGCAGCACTCATCACTTTGCATTCATCGCTTAAAGGTACAAATCCCAACAAACGAGTAGCACTAGAATAAAATAAACCAATAGAGTTTGGATAACGAAATCTTTTGATCCATTCGATTTGACCATTTCTATACACCCCCAACGAAGTTGAATAACGATTGCCTACAGTATCTACTACCATTATAGCACACTCAGTCCAATCGGTGGTCAAAATAGAACTCATAGCATGAGCTTCGTGATGGTCTACTAATACAGGGCGTGCTGATGTAAGTTTTTTGATATCTGTTTTAAATTGGTTATACGTAGTTTCTTCATAAAAAGCTGCAAACTCCCAATCATCGTATTGATCACGTAACCAACGAATAGTATTTTGTGGAAAAGATTTATCAAATTTTTTACGGGAAAAGCGTTCTTCATGAGAGGCACCTTGTATTAAACCATTATCTAAAGACGCAGCAGCACTATCGTGATGGTAAGAGCTCACTCCTAAAATCTTCATTAAAATACCTTTTAGCTAGAGTTATATATTCTGACGAACTAATTGTATTATACTTCATTACTGTAACAAAGTCAACAAAAGTCCATCGGTGATTATCTACGGTGGGCTGTATTCTATGAACCATAAAACAAGGAAAAATCACTGTTTTTCCAGGACTTGGGTAAATTCTTGCAATAATGCTTGAAGGCTCTGGATAGTCAAAGTCAGCTCCTAATATACCTGATGGGTTCCAGTTTCCAATTTCAAGAGGTTTACCTTTTGTTAAATAGATAATATGAGTCCAATAACGACCAGGACGTGGATTTCTTAAAACCCTATTACTGAAAGAAAAAGAATCTGAATGCCAATCGTACACATCTCCTTGTTCTAATAAAACTGCTTTTTGTCCTTTAAGGTCACAAATGGTTCTATCTTGATGATTAGGATCAGAATAAGAGTTAGCCTCTATATGTTTCAATAGAGGCTTGATCGATTTTTCTATTAAATCGTTTTTATTGACAAAAATACAATCGTGCCAATCTGGATGAATATAATCAGGAGCAGATATCAACCCACTCCTTGATTTCGTCCCACTTTTGTTCTTCTTCGTCAAGATTTTGTTTGCGAATAATAGTAGCTACTTTAGTAATAGTAGCGACAGGTATTGCATACTCTGTTTTAATATCTTTTTTTAGTTCAGCAATTGATTCACGAATTGAATCAGCTTGAACCATCAAATCAACAATGCGATTGATTTCTTTTTTTACTTCAGATTTTAATGCGTATTCCATATTTTCCTCTAGGTTGTTGTGTTAGAAGTGTAAACCTTAAAAGATTCTCTCATCTTCTCTGGTTTACGGCGAATTAGTCTTTGATCTTGAAGATTAGACATAGCTTCATTAAATATTTTCATGGATAAGTCTGAGGATTGAGACGTACTTTGTATAAGTAGTTTTTGATGAATTAGATTTAATGCTGTCACAAGATTCGCAGAACCTATTTCTCTTGATCCTATAAAATCACCCTCAAGTCTGGGACGAACTAGTTCAAACATCACGTTTGACCATACTTCGCCTGAATCGTCATCAAACACCTCTACAGGCATGCCAGATAAAATTTTCCATACTAAATCAGTGGCATCTTTTTGTTTCATGTAATTATCCTACCAGCTGCGCAACTACGTTGCTAGGTTAGCCAATCATCTCGATATGGTTCCACATAGAACCACGCTAGAGCTGTAGACACACGCTTCGCGTGAATCTCGACATCTTGGCTCAACGCTGCAACAAACTCGCGTTTGAAGCGTAGCCATGGGTTACGTTCAGTTTTGACAGGCTTCATCACAGCTATATCACGCTGATTCCAATGATCACAACGCCGTGCATAAGCTGGCTGAACATTAAGTGACCTAGTAGTTTCATCCAACTTCTGTTGGAGCATGTTGTACAGCTCTTGAAAAGCTTCGCTTTTCTCTGTTTCACTCATATCAGCAACGCAAATGCGACGTGCGTTCCGTACTAGATCACGATATGCATTACGCGATGTCAGTTTAAAAAACATTTTATTACCTCTTATTAATAGCAAAGTTTGTGCCGAATGGCAAGATTAAAATTTTAACAGTTCGGATAAATCGTCGAACGAAGTCTCTTTATATGTGTCAGAAAGGAGTGGAATCTGTTGAGGAGCGTGAGAAATGTTTCCTTGTCTCCAAAACGCTTTTGAGTCATACCAGATGTATTTCGTGTATGAGCGCCAAAGTGCGTTGATTTTGTTCGCTGTTTTGTCATACTCATCAAAAAACGGATCTTGAATTGAAATGCGGTTTCTAGCTTCTTCCATCCATTTTACCGCACACCAAGGAGACCATCGTGCCGCATTTTCCGCTTCACGAAGAGTTCTACGTATTGACCAGTCAGAGTATCCGCCTGTATTGAATAAGGGTTTTGCTTTAGCCATTACTTACCTTTTCTTGTAAATGATTAAAATGATCGACAATATCAACAATGAACCGAGCAGCAAAGAAATCTCCATGAGAGATCTTAAGTTCTTCGTATTCGTTCATAGTATCGGGAGAGTGTTGTGAGAGGATGGTTTTTGCCTCTGCAAGTGATGGACGTTTATGCATTCGTCATTCCTTATTATGTTTTAAAAGGTACAAGTCATTCTTTTCTTGACTTGTTATAAGATTATAGTAAAATAAACACATGTATGCAACCGAAAAGTATGTTCGCATGGAAGCGAAAGAGATGCAAAGTATGATTCGTGAAGTCGCCAACGATCTAGGAGGCGATATTAACTACTTGCACTCAGAAATCACAGATCTAAGAAATCTAGTCAAACAACTTGTCTCAGAAATAGAAGAAATAAAGGAAGCTAATGATGCCAAACTATAAAGTAGTGTTATTTACTGATTCAGTACATCAACAATACATGACTGAACAGCAACAAGCAATTAATAGTTCACTTCCAGATCTACCTGTAGAAGTAGTTGATTATACTGATTCTCGTTTTGCTATTTTTTCAGATAAAAATAGAGTTCCTTGTATAATGATATTTAAAGAAGAAGCACGAATGCAAACAAAATACTCAAAGCTTAGTCACTCTGAAGCTTTAAACTGGATAACCGCCCGTGTTTCTTAATGCCTAAAGCTATTTCCTTTATACCCCACAAAGAACGAATAGCAACTCATAAAGTTGAATATCTCAGAGCTATTTCAGATAGTATGGATCATCCGTGGCAAGCAGAAGATGGTCGAGATTTAGCACCCATCCAACAAACTCTAGTAGATAAAGTAAGCAGTTATACTAATATACCCTATTGGTGTTGGACTGATTGTTGTACAGATGCACTTCAAATTTGTATAGAAGGTTTAACTAAAGAAGGCGATACTATTATTGTACCTGCTTATGGTTGGAGAGCTTTTGCTAATGCACCCACTATTATGGGTAGAAAAGTTGATTTTTGTGATATTGATGAGACTGGAAATATAGATTTAAATTTTCTAGAAGATATGATTATCAAAAAAGCTCCAGCTGCAGTAATTATTGTACATAATTTTGGAACAATAGTCGATGTATCAAAGATAACTCCTATTTGTCAAAAATATGGAGTTCGTATCATTGAAGATGCTGCTCCTGCATTCGTAATGGGAGAGCCTTATACATACATACCAGGAAGTAGTTCTGATGTAGTATGTTACTCCTTTGATTTTACAAAGTTTCCTGGTACACTAGGATCAGGAGGAGGAATTGCTACTCGTTTTTGTGAGTTGCATAATAGGTTCTTTGAACTTCAAGCACACGGCACGAACAAACAAAGGGAAGTTGTACGAATTGGAACAAAGAGTTTTATGGACGTTACTTCTTGTGCCGTTCTTTTAAAAGAAATTGAAATTTTTGAGCAAAATAACTATCGAGAGCGTAGAAGACAGGTTGCTACTTGGTATAATAACAATCTTCCCTATAAATCTATACCTGGAGAAAATTATATTTGGGAAAGGTATTCAATGTTTGTGCCGTATAACGAAGTTGATGATGTTTTAAAAAGATTACACTCTATAAAATGTCTAGCTAGAACTATGTTTAAACAGCCAGTAAATACTTATCCATTTTATGAAATGCGCAAAGAGCTGCCTCAAGTAAATAAGTTTGTTAATAATCTTGTCCACTTACCGTCTCACCATTTTTTAGTTGAGGAAGAACTAGAGAGAATAAAGAGTGTACTATGATTATTTGCCCTATGTTAGATGTGCATTTAGCTAATAGATGCAATTTAAACTGCGATGGTTGTAATCACTGGTCTAACTATGGTTTTAAAGAAGTATTTTCAAGAAATACGCTATATGAGTGGGCAGAACCGTGGTCAAAGATAGTTAGACCAGAAAGAGTAAATCTTTTAGGTGGTGAACCGTTTCTTAATAAAGAGTGTGATAAAATAGTAAAAGATTACAGGAAGTTATTTCCTGATTCAATACTTAAACTATTTACAAACGGTTTTATTATGTCAAAACAAGATTGGTTACAAGATACCCTCAGAAAAAATGAATGCGTATTAGTAATCACTCTCCACTCAGATGAAAAAACTTATTTAAAAAAATTCAAAAATGAGTTACAATGTTTAAACAATTGGGGAAATCCAACTGTAAAAATGAAAACATGGTTTAGAACTGTATTTGACTATGACGGTATCGAAGTAGAAATAAGAGATATGCGTGGTCATTGGTATAAAACATACACAGGTAATGGCTATAGTGCTAAACCCTTTAAGGATAAGATGCCACGACAGAGTTGGGAAAATTGTGTATCAAAACATAGTATTCAGCTATATCACGGTAAGCTTCACAAATGTGGAGCTATTACTTATTTAAATGATTTTTTAAATAAATATAATCTATTAGAAGATAAAGATTGGAAACCTTATTCAAAATATAAAGGTCTTTCACCAAACGAATCTTTACATAAAATAAATCAGTTTTTTAAAAACGAAGATGAATGGATTTGTGGGATGTGCCCTTCTAATCCAGATAAAAAACAATCTAAAGAAGTTTTTAAGAGATTTGAATATTAATAAGAGCTAATATAATTAGCATACATTTAACCAAAGAGGAAGAATTAATTTGGATGCAGTACTTAAGAGGAAATTATCATTATGTCTGCTTCATCGTCTGAAAAGCAAATGAAGATATATGTAAAGAATAATGATGTAGGTAAAGCTCTACGAATAATGAAAAAGAAGCTTCTTGCTGAAGGCGTAATGAAAGAAGCTCGTGAAAACGCTTTCTTTAGGTCTAAAGGTGAGAAAAAACGTTTAGCTGAAAAAGCAGGCAAAAAGCGTTGGGAAAAGAAAAGAATACAGCTTGAACAAAAGTTTGTACGTGAAGAGCGTAATATGATTCGTAATAGTAGAAAAAAGAAGCATGTTCAAAGACCTAACAAAAATTCAAGTCAATCGAGAAACTCAACACGTTCATCTCGCAATTAGAATATCCGATAACCATGTTCATAATTTAGTGTTTGAATTGCGTTGTTTTGTTTTATTGATGCAACCCGACGTAAAATGGACAGGATTAGTAAATGGCAAAATGTGGACTTTCCAAACATTTCCTTCAAAAATTAAACTATATTCAGAAAACTATGAATTTCATTATAGATTTACATTAGAACAATGGAAAACAATCCGTAAACAGTTTGCAAGCGCTTTACGTAAAAACAGTCTTGCATAGTGCTTAATATATGTAATATAATCTTACCATAACTAACGGAGAGATTAATGAAAGCATATAAAGGTACTTTTAAGAAAAAGAACGGTGAATCTAGACAGATGACTTTTGCTAAATTAGCAGATTTACCAGAACAGTTTTTAGAAACTCGTGTTATTGGTGCGGGGTCAGAACAAAACTATCCAGAAGGTATGGAACTTGTTTGGGATTTAGAGGCTGATAACTTTCGAATTTTTAATTGGAAATCTGCTGATGACAGTCCAAAAGAATTTGATATAGATGAAACTCTATTTAGGTAAGTATTATATTGCAGTATATTATTGAAATACACAATTCAGAAAATGATGATGTTGGAGTTCTTATGCATGACGAAGATGGAGTTCAAGTAATTACTAAACTTGACTCTTGGTCAAAAGCAAAAGCAAAGGCAGGTATTTTAAGCAATCAACTTCAACCCAACCTATCAACAAAAATTGTTTCTTATGAGGAGACAAGTAATGAAGTGGATTGTTAGTTTAATTAAAAAAGTATTTTCAGAAAAAAGAACACCTAAGTATCTTTCTGGAAAAAAATAGTGCTTCGTTTGAGGAGTAGTAAAATAGACGGACTGGACCGGGGGGCAGTACCCCGCATCTCCACCAATTTGTAGGCGACTACAGTTTCAGAGGGGATGA